AGTATACACAAACCAAGTGTATACAAAAGGGTGAAAGTCCTCACTGAGCTAAACAGTATAAAATGGAGCTACCAAACCACCATAAGCAAACTGCTTCCGAAGGTTTTGTGAGTTTTCTTAACTGGTTGTGCAACCCATGGAGGAGACAACGTACAGTCAACGCTGCTGTCAAACTACAACTGGATATCCAAAGTTTAGATGATGTTGAACATTTTGAAGACATCAACGAGTGCTTTGAGGAAACCAGTGGTGGCCAGTCACAGCGCACTAAGGTTGTCCCAGAAGGAGGGTATGCTCCCGTCAAATCCAATAGAACCCGCCGAGTCCGTAAGCCAAAGAGACTGAAATTCGTCAAATATTTAGTCAATGAGGCTCGTGCCGAGTTTGGCCTGCCCAAAGCAACCGAGGCCAATAAACTCATGGTTCAGCATTTTCTGCTCAGAACATGCAAGGAATGGGGCGTTGTCACATCCCAAACACAGAGCAATGTTGCCCTAGCGCTGCCACTAGTGTTCATCCCAACCGAGGAGGATCTGCTATCAAGAGCATTGATGAACACATATGCAACGCGTGCTGCTGTGCAAGGTATGACAAACACCCAAGGGGAGGGGTGGTGGAACAACAGGCTGGGCATTGGAGCTCAGTCTGGATTGGCCTTTCGGGCCAAATAGGGGTGCCTTGAGAGGAGGCCAGGATTCTCCACGACTGTTTCACGTGGAGAACATCCTGATCTGGTGGTCATACCATCAGGGCAACCCGAGAAACAGCGTCAGTTGTTACGCTACAGTGGAATTGGCGGCCATTTACAAATTGGTATCCACAACAACTCTCTTTCCAACCTGCGTAGGGGCTTGATGGAGAGAGTTTTCTACGTCCAGGGACCGAATGGTCTTCAGGACGCCCCTAAGCCCGACAAGGGGGCTTTCAACACCCTTGTTAAGTTTCGCGATCTCTATACTAAGAATAGTTGGCGTCATTCCCCAGTAACCAATGAGCAATTTTTGATGAATTACTCGGGCAGGAAGTTGACTATTTACAGAGAAGCGGTTGATAGTTTGTCGCATCAACCCATCAGTCTCAGAGATTGCAAACTGAAGACTTTCGTGAAAGCGGAAAAATTGAATCTGACCAAAAAGCCGGATCCCGCTCCTCGGGTGATCCAACCTCGGTCAGCCCGCTATAACGTTTGTCTGGGCAGGTACTTACGTCACTATGAACATCACGCGTTCAAGACCATTGCTAAATGCTTTGGGGAAACTACGGTCTTTAAGGGGTTCACGTTGGAGCAACAAGGAGAGATCATGCATGATAAGTGGAAGAAATATGTTAATCCCGTCGCGGTCGGCCTCGATGCTAGTCGGTTTGACCAACACGTGTCTGTGGAAGCACTTAAATATGAGCATGAATTTTACCTACGTGATTACCCCCATGATAAGCAGCTGAAATGGCTGCTTAAACAGCAACTGTGCAATATTGGCACAGCGTTTGCTAGTGATGGTATTATTAAATATAAGAAAGAAGGGTGTAGGATGAGTGGTGATATGAACACTAGTTTGGGAAACTGCATACTCATGTGTGCAATGGTATTCGGGTTGAAAGAAGAGCTTCAAATGGATCTATCGTTAGCCAACAATGGGGATGATTGTGTCATTGTCTGTGAACAAGCGGCTTTGAAAAAATTGACCAATCATATTGAGCCATACTTTAAACGATTTGGATTCACAATGGAAGTGGAAAAACCCGTGTACACATTTGAACAGATAGAGTTTTGTCAGACCCAACCAGTGTTTGATGGCACCCAGTACATCATGGTTAGAAAACCTTCTGTGGTGACATCTAAGGATGTCACTAGTTTAATACCCTGCCAGAACGAAAAGCAATACGCTGAATGGTTACAAGCTGTTGGTGAGTGTGGGATCAGCCTAAATGGAGGCATACCGGTAATGCAAAATTTTTATAATATGCTCAAAACCGGTGTAAAACGAACCAAGCTCACTTTGACCGGCGAGTTCAAGACGAATGGATTGGGGTATCATGCTAGAAATATGTCTAGGGTGGCCCGGGTTCCTTCGCCTGAGACCCGTTTATCCTTCTGGTTAGCCTTTGGTATCACACCAGACCTCCAGGAAGCCCTGGAGATCTTCTATGATACCACAAGGCTCGAATTGGATGAAGTTGTCCCATTTGATACATACCAAGTATCAGGAGAGCATTTAATCAATGGATTACCAAACTGAAGTGACGAGGGACCAAGGTTATAATAGCGATAGGGCTAGGGAGAATGGGGGGAACAGAAAGCATAATAACGGGGGATTATCTGGCGTTAAGCGTCATGCGGTGAACGAAACTGTTTCAAAATCACAGCAAGGGACTGGAAATGGCACGATGACCAACGTTGCTGAAGAACAGACCATAACCGTGACATACAACTTCAACTTTTGATGGCTGTGTGTCGCTGTGTTGATACTTCACCAGGTATTACATTATTCCCTTACTTTGCAATCTTACTTCTCATTCTTGCAATATTAGTTGTTGGAACTCCAAACCAGCAATACCATCATTCTCCTAGTACTTACGAGTATAAGACTCAACACATTTCTATCGCAAAATAGACATATCAAGAACGACAACATGCCTAAAAGAGGTACATACAGCTTGTCCGACACGCTTCAACGTAAGTCAAAGAAGCAGAAGGAAAGTGAATACAACGCTTTCCAACGAGAGAAGATGGATCGATTGGTATCTACAATAGCCCCCAAGAATGGGGGTTCAGGTATGATGTTTAGAACTGTCACCGCGCCTGTTACAGGGTCAGTGGTATATAGTCGGCCCCGAGTGCCAAACATCAGGACCAGTAACATGTCGACAGTAGTTTGTAACACCGAATTAGTGGCCAATATTTCCACGTCAGCATTAGGTGCGTTTAGCTTCACAGCTCAACCACTAATACCATCGTTTGGCGCTTGGCTAGCTAACATCGGAGATTTGTACTCCAAATTTCGTTGGATATCCTGTTCAGTCATCTATATACCTAAATGCCCCACATCCACTCAAGGGAGTGTGTGTATGGCCATAGTGTATGATGCCCAGGATACAACGCCAACTTCAAGGTTACAACTGTCACAATGTTACCAATCCATTACGTTTCCACCGTACGCTGGGTATGGTGGAGCTTCTGCCCTTAATAGTCGGAGCAGCGGGGGAGAATCTCTTGTCTCAACCCTGGACGTGTCCAGGGTGGACAAGAAATGGTACAGCACTATAGGCAACGCAGCCTTCACTTCGCTGACATCAATTGACAAGAATCAATTCTGTCCAGCCACTGCTCTTATAGCTAGTGATGGAGGTCCGGCCACCGCAACAGCGGTGGGAGATGTCTTTATGCGGTACGAGATAGAGTTCATTGAACCTATCAACCCCACATTAAATGTATAAGACGTTCATGTAACCAAGTTAATCCCTAAATTAGCGATGTGAGAGGAGTAAGACGAACGGATCCTGGGAAACAGGTTCAACGGGCGGTGGGTGGTGCCACTGCCGACGCATCATCGTCTGATATCCAATTCATGCTGACATGGGAGGGTCTACTTGGGTATTCACGGCAAGATCGAGTTGAAAAACTCGTGAGGGGGGCCAGTGAAACTTTCCAGATTGAGGGGCGAAAGCCCCACCCC